GAATATATAATAGGTAAACATAGATAAAACTATTTACTTTTTTTTTCTTAAATTTATTTTTTTTGACATATATTTTTAATAATTCATATGCTTTTAAAATTTTTTTATCTATAAGATGATTAAATTTTTTATCTTCCATATAATTTATTATAATAAAAAAAATATAGGAATTATTAATTTGTTAAGTATCTAATTTTTTAGAAAAATTATTTTCTAATTATAATATATACAAAATGGTTAGAGAAAACTTTACCGGTCATGAACCAAGTAATTCAGATGAAACTATGGATCCAAGTAATTCAATGATGAATAATGAAATGAATAATGGAATGAATAATGAAATTGAAGAGTTTGGAAATATGAAAATTGATACTGATAAAGTATTAAAAGCAATTTTTTGGGGTGCTGTTTTTTACTTACTTTCACTCCCCAATGTTTATAAAATGACCTCCAAGATTGTTGGTAAGAAAGTAGATAGTGTGTTAGTCCACGCAGTTGTATACGCAGTTGTTTACTTAGTAGTAAGTCAATTTATATAATTATAAATTGTCTCTATAATTTTTTTTTAAAAATTGATATTTATATTAGAAAAAATATAAATATTAAGAATGCCTATTTTCTTAAATAAACCGAAAGGATTTACTCCTCTAGAATTAGTAAAAAAATACAAAAGAGAACATAATATTGAAGGAAAAGTGTGTTTTGCTGGGAGATTAGATCCTATGGCACATGGGAAGATGATTTTATTAGTAAAAGAAGAATGTAAATTAATGAATTCTTATTGCGATTTAAATAAAACATATGAATTTATAGTTTTATTTGGTGTTAAAACAGATACCTATGATTTATTAGGTAAAATTTTAGAAACTAATTTTAAAAAAATTATTTCTAAAGAATTAGATTTAGATTTATTTAGAGGGAAAATATCTCAAGAATATCCGGCATATTCATCAATTATTATTAGACATAATGAAGAAAGAAAGGCTTTATGGGAATGGACTAATTTAGGTAAGTTGTCAGAAATTAAAATTCCTAAAAAAGAAGTTGAAATATTTAGTCTAGAAGAAATTGAATCTAATATTAATTTAGGTAATTCAAAAAAACTTTTAGAATATATTTTAGAAAATATTAATCTATTAAGTGAACCAAATTTAAAAAAGTTTAGGGTTCCAGAAATTAGTAAATCATGGAAAGAAAATTTAGATTATATAGAATTTAAACCTATAATAAGAAAATTTAGAGCAAGAGTATCAAGTGGAACTTATATCAGAAGTTTAACAAATAGAATGGGTGATATTTTAGGTTCCGGAGCAATTACATTGGATATAGAAAGAATAGATTTAGAGTTAAAAAAAAATTCTAATTAAATAATATATTATGGCAATTTTTACAAAAAATCAATTAGAAGAAAAAAACAATGTTCTCTTGATAGTAACTATTATTTTAATTTTAGTATTTAGTATTTTCGTTATGTGGAAATTTGAAAACTTATTAGGGATTTTTGTATCACTTAGTTGTATTATTATTTCTGGTGTTTCTGTTATTGTTTTTGTTATCTGATTTTATTATTTTTTGTTTTTTATTTTAATTCTTCACATAATTAATTATTTAAAGAATAAATCTACATATCTAAAATAAAAATGAGTTGTGAATTAGATTCCAAAAACATTGTAGAAATAAAAACAGTTCAATCCTCTGCTTTTCGTATTCTTGTTGAAGCCTTAAAAGAAATTTTGGTTGATGCCAATTTAGAATGTGATGAAACTGGTATTAAAATGATTGCTATGGATTCTTCACACACTGTTTTAGTTCATTTAAAATTACAGAATGATAAATTCGAATATTATCACTGTTTAGAAAAAAAAAATTTAGGTATTAATATGTTAAATTTTTATAGAATTATTAAAACTATGAATAACAATGATACTTTAACATTATTTTTAGAAAAAGATAATGATAGTGTTTTAGGTATTAAGATTGAAAATAGTGAAAAAAATACAACTTCAACTTTTAATCTTAATCTTATGGATTTAAATGTTGACGATATTTCAATTCCACCAGCAACTTTTGAATCCGTAATCACAATGCCTTCTGTGGATTTCCAAAAAACTATTAGAGATATGCACAATTATGCTGATTTTATAGATATTAAGAGTGTGGAAGATCATTTAATTTTTAGTTGTAAAGGTGATTTCTGTAGTCAAGAAACAATTATAGGTGAAACTCAAGAGGGTATGAGTTTTGTAAAAAATCAAAAACCAGAACAAATAATACAAGGAGTTTTTGCTTTAAAACATCTTGTTTTATTTGGCAAATGTACGAATTTATGTAATTCAATTCAGATTTTCTTAAAGAACGATTATCCATTAATCATTAAATACACAGTTGCTTCATTAGGAGAAATTAAATTATGCTTGGCTCCAAAATGTACAAATACAGAATAAGAAATCTAATAAAAGCAAAAATAATGATAGAAAATAAATTATTAAGTTTGATTAAAACTTTTTGTTGATTCGAAATAATTATTTCTTCGAAAAAGTTTTTTATTTTTTTTGATTTAAACTTTTTTTCTAAAAAAGTTTTTTATTGATGTTTTTTATAAATTGGTGTTGAATTCTCTAAAATTGTATTATTATTCAATTGTTCTAATTCATTTATTTCCTCTCCCTTAAACCACAATTTTATAATAGAATAAGTTTTTTTAGGACTTATAGAAATTCCATTAATTAGATTATATTTATCTGTATCTTTTAGTAAACTTTCGTTTACCAATTTGATAGTTAAGATTTTCCACGCATTTGGAATATCCTGTTTAAATACTTTTAATGAGAAGCATCCTCCCTCTTTATTATCTTCTGATTCCCACATAGGTAAAATTTCATCCCTCATTAAGAAAAACATACCATTTTGAATGTGTTTTGCTTTAATTAGATGGAGAAGTATTGAAAATTCTTCGATTGTATTAAAAGTATTTAATTTAGTATAACTCTCTAAATTCCATTTGTTATCGTCGAAACGATGGAACCAAAGAGTCCAAGAAGAATTAAGTTCTTTTTTATCCATATTGTATAACTATAATAAATTAAATTAAATTAATAATTCAATTTTTCTTTAAATATATTCTTAATATATAATATATGAATAAACACGTCATTCTCAATACATTAATTCACATTTTAATATTAGTTTTATTTTTGACATTTTTCATTAACAATAAAAATGATACAAATAGTATAGTTTTTATATTAGCAGTAACAGTTGTTTTTATCTGCTATTTACTCGAATTTGTAAGAAAACCTACATCTGATGAATTAAAATTAATTTCAAATAATAACATGAATGAATTACGAAATAATAATGAATTACGAAATAATAATGAATTAAGAAATAATAAAATGAATGAATTAAGAAATAATAACATGAATGAATTAATAAATAATAATCAAGAATTAATAGAAAATTTTCAATCTGATTTAGATATGAAAATTGGACCATATGATGGAATTAAATTAGAAGATAAAAATAAAAGTTTTAAACTTGGAGAAAAATACGAAGATAGAGATTGTAAATGGAGAAAAAACCCTTGCAATGTTCCATTATTAAGTAATGTTGGATGGGTTTCTCCTACTGGTATTGAAGGAAAAATGGATAGATTAGACCAAGAAGATGATAAAAACCAAATTGTTAACTACAATTATAAATTAGATTTAAATTTACCAAAGGTATCGAATGACCCTAAGGACCCTAATGCCATGTTTATGTTTGCTTTTAATCAATCCCATCCCGATTGTTGCCCATCTACATTTAGTACTTCAACTGGATGTGTTTGTACCACCAAACAACAAAGAGATATGATTAATCAAAGAGGAAGTAATAGAAGTAAAAAAGATATTTACCCTGCTATTTAAAAAAAAATCAAGTATACATTCCATAAGGAAGTTCACTATCTTCTATTTTCCCAACATCAACTAATTTTTTAACAATTTCTTCATCTATTTTTATAGGAATTAAAAAATTATCTATTTCAAATGGTAATTCTAAATCCTTTATATTACAACTTTTAGTAATTCTGATTATATTCAATTTAGATAATATAGTTTCAAATGTCCTCCTTAAATTTCTTACTCCTTCTTCATTAGAGTAATTCTCTATTATAAACTTAATTATATTATCACTAAATTTTATATCTTCCACATTAATAGCAACTTCCCTGCATAAATTAGGTATTAAATAATTTTTAGAAATTGTAATTTTATCTTCCAATTCTAATTTATTAGTGTGTATCATATACATTCTATCTCTTAAAATAGGATTAACTCTTTCCATATCATTTAATGAAAATATGAACAATGCCTTAGACAAATCTAATGGTATATTATTATAGTATTTATCTATAAAATGGTCATTCTGGGAAAAATCAGTCATATGAATTAACAAATTAATAATTTCTTCTCCTTTTGCGGTTTCACTAACTTTATCTAACTCATCAAAATAAATAACAGGATTCATACATTTTGACTTTTGAAGTATATCAACTATTTTACCTGGTTGTGACCCTTCATATGTATAACTATGTCCATCGAAAAAATTGGCTTCCGTAGCACCACCCAAAGAAATAAACTGAAAGGGTCTATCAATCATTTTGGCAATCCCTTCTTTAACTAAAGTAGTTTTACCATTCCCCATAGGTCCAACTATGGCAAAAACACTACCTTTGGACCGAGGATTTGATATCCACTGAGAAACTATTTGTAGAATTTGACACTTTGCTTTTTTATGCCCATGAACAGCATTATTTAAAATTTGATTTGCTTTCACTAAATAATTAGTAATCTCAGAATGAGTATTTTTAATATTTATAGGTAAATCTTTATAAATTCCAAAAGGTATTTTTAATAAACCATCTACCCATCCTTTTATTTTATGGTATTCATTTGAATTAGAGTCTAAATTTTGTAAAGTTTCTAATTTTCTGACCGCAACGGCTTTAATATCTGTATCAATTTTAGATTTTAAAATTTGAAATCTTAAAGGTATAGTATTACTATTAATACTTTCAATTTCTTTTTCAATATTTACTATTTCTTGTTGTTGTCCTTCTTCTAATGTTTCAAAATAATCTATCATCTGATTATTATATTTAGAAAGAACTTCTTTAAATTCAATACTCAGTTCATTCTTATTCTTCAATTGTTTATTTATATATTTTGATAATAGTTTCCCAATCATATGCTCTTCATCATCTATATAATCATCACTATCAAAACTATCATATTCATAATCTTCGCTATCATATTCATCTTCTTTAATATTTCTTTCCACTGTTATGGGTTCAAAGAAATTATAATCTATTAAATCTTTTATATTTCCGTATTCATCCACATCCAATTCTTTATTATTATTTTTATTTACTTTATCGTCATTGAATTCTACTATCTCGTTATTAAATTTAATTTTTTTCTTAGGTATTTCTTCTTCTATAGTTAATTCTAAATTTTCATCATCACTAAATTCTAATTCTGGTAATTCTTCTAATTCAATTCTTTTTTTTTTTCTCTTACTTCTAGTAAGCATTTCATGTTCATTGTCACTCATATTTAAAAGTGATTTCAGTTTAATCTTTAAATTTTGTTAGTAAAAATATATTTTTTTGAAGTATAAGAAATTAAAATTGAAATTTTTAATTTAATTTAAGAATAAAACTATTTTGTTATATTATATTATAAAAATAATATGTCTATCTATAAAGAATTGGATTATAATACTGAAATCAGTGATATTAAAGAACTACAATTTAGTGTAAGTAGCCCCGAGGAAATTCGAAGGAAATCCGTGGTTCACGTTACACAATATCAACCCTATGATAATAATTTAGAACCTATAATTAATGGTTTATTTGACCCTAGATTGGGTGTATTAGATTTAGGTAAGAAATGTCCTACCGACGAATTAGATAATAGATTTTCGCCAGGTTATTTTGGTCATATTGAATTGGAAAAACCGGTGATTAGTTATCAGTTCTTAGATATTGTAATGAAGACACTTAAATGTTATTGTATTAGGTGTTCTTCTATTCTTTTAGATAAAGAAAATGAAGACGAGCAAGTGAAACTCGATTTCCTCAAGAATGAAAAAAATAGGAAAAAGTTTTCTATCTATTATGATATCTGTAGTAAAAATAAGACTTGTAATAAATGTGGTTTTGTCCAACCCAATAAATTTGTGAAGGAAGGACTTGCCAAGATTTACGCTGAATGGAAAGAAACAAATGTTAGAGAACATTTAAATCCCGAGAGGATACATAGAATGTTTAAGAGAATTACTGACGAGGATTGTGCAATTATGGGTTTTGATAAAAACTGGTGCCGTCCCGATTGGTTAATCTGTACTGTGCTTCCCGTTTGCCCTCCTGCTGTTAGACCTTCAATTAGGCAACACACGGGACAGAGAAGTGAAGATGATATTACACATAAGTTGATTGATATCTTAAAGGCAAATATAACATTAAAGAAAAAATTAGAAAATAAGAGCACACCTGTTGAAACTATTGAGGGTTTCTGGGATTTACTTCAATATCACGTAGCAACCTATGTCGATAATGAAATCCCAAATGTCAATGAAAGTAGACATCGATCTGGAAGACCTTTAAAGGTTATTGTTCAACGTCTTAAGGGCAAGGAAGGTAGAATTAGAGGTAATCTTATGGGAAAACGTGTAGATTATTCTGCTCGTACTGTAATTACTCCTGACCCAAATATTAAGATTGATCAGTTGGGTGTTCCATTTAAGATTGCTATGAATTTAACTTTCCCTGAGATTGTTAATAAATATAACATTGCCAAGTTGACAAAAATGGTTAGAAATGGTCCAGATGTATATCCGGGTGCCAAGACCATAAAGAAAGCAAGTGATGGGAGCAGCAAATCCCTTATGTATTTAGATAGAGAAAGTGTTGTTCTTGAGATGGGTGATATAGTGCATAGGCATTTATGTGATAATGATAATGTGCTTTTTAATCGTCAACCATCTCTTCACAAAATGAGTATGATGTCACATAGGGTTAAAGTTATGAAACACAATACATTTAGATTAAATGTTAGTGTAACTAAACCTTATAATGCTGATTTTGATGGTGATGAAATGAACATGCACGTTCCACAGTCTATACAGACATCAATTGAATTGATAAAACTAGCACGTGTTCCTTCACAAATTATTAGTCCTAGGACTAACGCACCTGTTATTTCACCGGTCCAGGATACTCTCTTGGGAATTTACAGAATTACCAATGATGGAGTTTTATTTAGTGAGAAGGAAATGATGAATATGCTTATGACTATTGATTCATTTGACGGTAATCTTCCCGAACCTGATTTTAAAGAACCGTATGAGAGGTGGACTGGATTACAATTATTATCACTAATTCTTCCTTCTGTAAATATGGATATGAAGAATGGTACTTACAATAAAGATATTGAAGGGGGTGATAAATTAAATCACGTAAAAATTAAAGATGGAAAGATTTTACAGGGACGTTTCGATAAGAAGATTATTTCTTCTGGAACAAATGGTTTAGTCCATTCTATCTTTAATGATTACGGTGAAGTTGCTTGTCAGAGGTTCTTAGATAATATTCAAGATATTATTACCAAGTATTTACTTATGACAGGTTTTAGTGTTGGTATTAGTGATTTGATTGCCGATAAGAACACAAAAGAAAAAATTATTAAGAATATTGAAAGTAAAAAGAAAGAAGTTAGTCAAGTTACACAACATCTTCACTTGAATATTTTTGAGAATAATGAAGGTATTCCGATGTCAGAGAAATTTGAAGGTTCGGTTGACAATATTCTGAATGAGAGTTTAAATGAGTCTGGTAGAATTGGTCTTAAGAGTTTAGATAGGAACAACAGAATGATTAATATGGTTTCTTCCGGATCCAAGGGTTCTAAGATTAATGTTTCTCAGATGATTTCTTGTTTGGGGCAACAGAAAGTAGATGGTCAGAGAATTCCATATGGTTTTACAGACAGAACTCTCCCACACTTTCTTAAATACGATGACAGTCCGGAAGGAAGAGGTTTTGTAGAAAGTTCATTTATTGGAGGTCTTTCCCCTCAAGAGTTCTTCTTCCACGCCATGGGAGGTAGAGAAGGTCTTATTGATACAGCTGTTAAAACTTCTGAGACTGGTTATATTCAGCGAAAATTGGTTAAGGCAATGGAGGATTTAAAGGTTAACTTTGATTTGTCTGTTCGAAATGCCAGTGGAAAGATTATCCAGTTTATGTATGGTGAAGACGGGTATAATTATACCAAAATTGAAAGTCAATATCTTGATTTGATTGATACTATGAATTGTGATTTTAAAACACTAATGACTGAACATCTATTTAGTGATAGTGAAAAGTGGGAAAATTTCCTCGAAGAAGAGACTATTGAAGAAATGAAACAGACACCAAATTATGAGAAGATTTTATCTGATTATTATGAAAATAATATCCATAATATGAGACATTCTCTAATTGAAAATATTTTTCCTGATAATAAGGGTCCTATGATTAATTATCCGTTTAATCTTAAGCGTTTAGTGAATCACACCGTTGAATTATTCAATATTGAAAAAGATGATAAATCGGATCTTAATCCTATCATGGTTATTAATAGACTAAATGAATTAGAAAAGGTTCTTAAGAAACCAGTAATGGATGAAATGAACCTATTATTTAAGTGTTTGGTTTATTCGTATCTTTCTCCTAAGAAATTAGTGAAGAAATATAGAATGAATAGTGCCGCCTTTGATCATATTATTAATATGATCAAATTAAAATATAAAAAAGCCTTTATTTCCAGTAGTGAAATGGTAGGAGTTATTGCGGCACAGTCTATTGGAGAACCGGCTACACAAATGACACTGAATACTTTTCACCTCGCAGGTGTTGGTAAGTCTGGTGTTACCCAGGGTGTTCCTAGGTTAAAGGAATTACTTCATATTTCTAAGAATATAAAAAGTCCTTATCTCACAATTCATATTAATAAACCAGATTCTTATAATATTAAAAAGACACAGGAAATAGCTAATAAATTTGAATTAACTACTCTTGGTGATTTAGTTTCATCTTCTAGTATCTATTATGATCCAAATGATGAAGAAACAATAATAGAGGAAGATAATACATTTATGGAAATCTATAAGAAATTCAATGAATTAGATCCGATTTCGAAAAGTGATAAGAAACTAAAATGGGTTCTACGATTTGAATTTAATAAGAGAGAACTTATGAACAAGAATATTACTATGAACGATATTCATATTGCAATTATATCAGACAGAAAGGATAGCAATGATGTATCTTGTTTCTATAGTGATGATAATGCTGGGAAGATTATTTTCAGAATTAGACTTAATCAGGATAGCATTGGAAAGGATGATAAAGATATTCAGTATCTTAAAAACTACGAGAAAAGTCTCTTAAATGTTGTTATCAAAGGAATAGATAGAATTCGTAATGTTATGCCAATGAAAGATTTGGAAAATATTGAATTTGAAGAAGGCGAATACAAGAGAAAAGACAAGTGGATTATATATACTGATGGAACTAATATACAGGAAATTCTAGCTTTCGATGAAGTTGATGTCAGAAATACTTTCTCGAATGATATCAACGAAGCCTATAAGATATTTGGTATTGATGCAGCCAAGCAACTCCTCATTAACGAGATTACTGAAATATTAGATAATGCTGGTAACTATGTCAACTACAGACACATTTCACTTCTATGTGATTTTATGACCAATAAGGGTTATCTTGTGTCTATTGACAGATTTGGTATCAATAGAGATATAGAATTAGGTCCGCTTGCCAAATGTTCTTTCGAGGAAACTACAGAGCAGATTTTCAAGGCAGCAATCTTTGGTGAAAAAGATAAATTAGATGGTGTTTCTGCCAATATTATGATGGGGCAACTCATTCCTTCTGGAACAGGAGATACTAAAATACTCCTCGATGAAATGAAACTCTTGGATATTCAAAGACAGAAAGAGGAAAAGAATGAAGAGGATGAAGAAGATACTTATTGCCAAGAAAACATAGGTATTGATTTCAGTCTAGATAATATCTAAATATTGATGTTTAATTATTCGTTCAATTATTTTTTAAATCTCGGAATATTTTTTTATTTGTATATAATATAAATATGCCAAGATCCTATAGAAGAAAAGTTTCATTGAGAGGAAAAAAATCCAAAAGAAGAAGTTTAAGAAGAAAGTCAAATAGACAAAGAGGAGGTAAAATTGTCTTACCTGCTCAATACTTCAATCCAAATGCTGCTGGGAATTACCAAGAAAATATGAGTAAGAACGGAAATGTTGCTGTTTCCCACGGAGTTGTTCACGGAGAAGTTGCTGGTCCTGACCTCAATATGACTGGAGGAGGTCCTTTACCTGCCGAATATTACGGCAATGATAGTGGAAGATACTTTGAGGCAGGGGCACCAGAATTACAACCATGTAATTCTCCATATGGTATGATGCACCCAACTAGTCACGGTGTTGTATTAGATGCTCCGGGTGATGCGGCTTTTGATGCTGCCGGAGAATGGATGGGACCTAATCTCTCACCTTATCCTTTAGGAAGAGATATGACAGGTGGTAGAAGAAAGAAATCTACAAGAAGAAAATCTAAGAGAAGCAAATCTATTAGAAGAAAATCAAAAAGAAGTAAATCAAAGAGAGGAAATAAAAAAAGAAATTGAATAAAAAAAATCCAAAAGAAAAGGAATAGAAATGTCTATTCCAACATATGAAATGAAAGCATTAAACTGTAGGATATTAGTTCCTATGACTATGCCGGAGAAAGAAGCAGAGGAAAATGTTAGGTTTTTTGAAAAACATCCGCATAATTATTTATCTCCAATTGAAACTTGTAGGGTTGTTGATGTTACACCCTTAAGTTTAGAATATAATAATGAGATACAATATGGAATTCAGATTGTTGTTATTAATTTGAATAAAGTTTTAAAAATGTTAGGTAAAACAGATAAAGATTTATTTTACCTAAAATTTATTGATGAAAATGAAGAGGAAAGTAATTATTGTGAAATTACTAAGAGTAAAATTCCGTTTCATTTCTATTATGACGGAGAAAACCTAAATATTTTAGGTTAATTAATTTCTTTTCTTGGAATAATTTTTATTTTTCCTATTTCTATTTTTAGTTTTTCTATTTCTATTTTTAGTTTTTTTATTTCTATTTCTTTTACTTTTCTTTTTATTAAATTTACGTTTTCTGGTTTTTCTTCTGGCTCCTCCTTCAAATCCTTTTACTTCTTCTTCTAGGTCTAGACCATTACTTACAAGATCTTGGAAATCTATTAAAGGTAAACGATAAAGTTGATTTTTATTATCATTTATTGTAAAAGCGATAAATTGATTATTAAATGCTTTAACTGTTTGACCCGGTATTAATTTAACTTTTGATTGAGTATCATCTTCTACACTCATTCCAAAAGGTTTGAATTCTACTTCATTTTTGCATGTCCACGTAGAAGTTGGTTTAATATTTTTTTCATCTTCTTCATCTTCTTCAGCTTGACCAAAATGTTTATCTAGTTCTTCCTCTATTTCATCAAAATTTTCAATTGTAAAAAAATCAGTTCCAATATTCTTTTGACCGGATTTAATTACTTTTTTGCAGAATTCTATTATATCTTTTTTAATTTCATCTGTATCTTTCTTTTTATATCCAATTGAGTATTCCATCTGTCCTCCACTATTTTTTCCACATGATGTAATCTCATATTCATCATCTCCCATTTTAAATTTTTTTCCTTTTTCTAATCTTATATTTTTTTTTGGAAAAATAAAGAATCAAAGTTGTTAAAATTACCAGGTGTATAAGTGTTACCAGCATTTTTATTTTGTAGTAAAATATTACTTTTACCTTCTCCATTAATGAATTCATTAAATTCTGCTGCTTGTGTCATATATATTAATATAATATTTTATTTAGGAATAAATATAATTTTTTTATCATGTGGATTTAGCCAAACTTGTTCCTTAAAATTTTCATTTGTCAATAATTTAGGGTCTGAACGATAATCTAATAAATGTAAATTCCCATATTTATCTAATACACTATAACTATAATTTTGTGGGTCATTTATTTTTGAAATTTCATAAATAGTTGTCTTAATTGGTCTATATGGATAATTGAAAGTATGTGGTAAGAATTCTGTTCCATAAGTCACATTATTTAGTGTCACAAATGGACTCTTGTTTAGTGTCACAAATGGACTCTTTATGTAATTCATTGGATAATCGTATAATCCGTGAGAATGAACGTGTGGATAATCATATTTTGACTGGTTTCCATAGTGGAAATAATCTAAAAATCGTGTGTAAAGATTTTTATTATTATGATATGACAATACATTATATCTTGGGTCTATTAATGTTTGAAAACCTTCAATATTTTGTTTTTTTAATAAAAATATTAATAATAAAACTGATATGATAAATAACAAAACCAGCATCTATTTATTATACCTAAATATTTTATTTTCTTGTAATTTTTATATTTAGAATTTATTCTATCCATATAGAATTTATTCAATACATATCGAATTTTTATACTATTTTTATTTAAATAATTATTTCATAAAAATCATAATAATATTAAACCACTTAAAATTTTCTCATAATTATAATTCATAACTTAAAAATGCCAGCAATCGGAATTGATTTAGGAACTACATATTCTTGTGTCGGAGTTTACCAAAATGGTAAAGTCGAGATTATTGCCAATGACCAAGGTAATAGGACAACACCTTCATACGTTGCTTTTAATAGCGAGGAAAGGTTGATTGGTGAATCTGCCAAGAACCAATCAGCACAAAATCCAACTAATACTATTTTTGACGCAAAGAGATTAATTGGACGTACTATTAACGATCCCGTTATTCAGTCAGATTTGAAAATGTGGCCTTTCTCCGTTAAGGGTAAAAACGGTAAATGTTATATTGAAGCAGAACATAAGGGAGAAATGAAGGAATTTCAACCAGAAGAAATTTCTTCAATGGTTCTCACCAAAATGAAAGAGACAGCCGAAGAATATCTTGGCGAAGAAGTTAAAGATGCTGTTGTTACTGTTCCTGCTTATTTTAATGACTCACAGCGGCAGGCCACTAAAGATGCGGGTGTAATTTCGGGATTAAATATTCTAAGAATTATTAATGAGCCTACAGCAGCAGCCATTGCGTATGGTTTAGATAAAAAGGGTTCCAGTGAAACCAATGTATTAATTTTTGATTTAGGAGGTGGCACTTTTGATGTTTCAATTCTCACTATTGATGATGGAATTTTCGAAGTAAAAGCCACTGCGGGTGATACTCACCTTGGGGGCGAAGATTTCGATACTCGTCTACTTCAACATTTTATGACGGAATTTAAGAGGAAACATAAGAAAGATATTAAGGATAGTCCGCGCGCTCTTCGAAGACTTAGAACAGCATGTGAGAGGGCAAAGAGAACTCTTTCTTCAACGACAAGTGCGAATATAGAAATTGACTCTTTATTTGAAGGTATTGACTTTTATACTAGTATTACAAGAGCAAAATTTGAATCACTCTGTGATGATTTATTTAGGAATTGTCTTAAACCAGTTGAAAAGGTAATTTTAGATTCTAAATTAGCAAAAGGAGATATTGATGAATTGGTTTTGGTAGGAGGTTCTACGAGAATTCCTAAAGTTATATCTTTATTATCTGAATATTTCGGAGGGAAGGAACCTTCTAAGAATATTAATCCCGATGAGGCTGTTGCTTATGGGGCAGCTGTTCAAGCTTCTATTCTTTCAGGAGATGTTTCTGAAGAAACTGGGGATTTACTCCTATTGGATGTTGCTCCGCTCTCTCTTGGTTTAGAAACAGCAGGAGGAGTTATGACAAAGATTGTTGAAAGAAATACTACTATTCCAACATCAAAGAGCCAAACTTTTTCTACATATGCTGATAATCAACCGGGTGTATTAATTCAGGTTTTTGAAGGAGAACGTGCTATGACCAAGGATAATAATATTCTAGGTAAATTCGATTTATCGGGAATTCCACCTGCTCCTCGAGGAGTTCCACAGATTGAAGTTTGTTTTGATGTTGATGCCAATGGTATTTTGAATGTTAGTGCCTCAGATAAATCAACTGGAAAATCGGAGAAAATTACAATTACAAATGATAAGGGAAGATTAAGTCAAGAGGAAATCGATAGAATGGTAAATGATGCTGATAAGTTCAAAGAGGAAGATGAATTTATTAAAAAGAAAATTGAAGCCAAGAATGGATTAGAATCATTCCTTTACAATCTCAAGTCTTCTATTTCAGATGAAAAAGTTAAAGATAAGATTTCAGATGAGGATAGAGAAAGTGTTACCACAAAGGTTGACCAGACTATTGAATGGTTAGATAGTCACCAGAGTGAAGATGCTGAAACTTACGAGGCAAAACAGAAGGAAGTTGAAGAGGTTTCAAATGAAATTATGAAGAAACTTTATGCCGGAGCGGGTGAGGGAGGTATGCCAGGGGGTATGCCAGGGGGTATGTCAGGAGGAATGCCAGATATGAGCCAGTTCGCGGGAGGTATGCCAGATATGAGTCAATTCACAGGAGGTATGCCCGGTGGAGTTCCAGAAACTTCAAGTGGAGCAACAGTGGAAGAGGTTGATTAATAATATAAAAAATATAAAATTTAAAAATTGATTTTAAAAAACTTCAAATACATTATTATAAAATAAAATGTCTTTGATGTCCAATTCAACTACTTTGTCCAAGAAGACTTCGCGTCTTTTGAATATGGCTGCCGATGCTGCCAAGAAATCAACACTTAATTTCACTCACGGGTGTATTATTACTAAGAATGGAAAGAAGGTAATTGAAGGTTTTAATCACGAGAGAAGTTATAGCAAAGGTAAGTTTTGTTGTTCATTTCATGCTGAGAGGCATGCCATTGAGCGGTGGATATCAACTTTCTTACGTGGTAAATCCAAACAGTGCCTATTTCGATCGTAAAAGAATTGCTAAGAAATTCACTATTTATGTCGTTAGGGATAAGGAATGTAGTAATGTATTTCAAGAATCACAGCCTTGTATTTCTTGCGAGGTAGATTTGAAGAAAATAGGATTTAAGAAGATTATATATAGTTCTAGAGATGGAACTATACAAAAGAAGAAAGTTAGAGATTTAAATACGAAACATTTTTCCAAAGCACAAAAAGTTCTTCAAGAAAATATTAATATAAAAATGAAAAAGAAACAAATTTAATTTATGGCATTTCTATTTTCTCCCAACTATTTGAAGATTTTTTTTTAGTTTTACCTGCTGAAGGTGAGTTTAATACGGGTTGATGAATTGGTCCTTCAAACGCAATTTTTCTAGCTAATTTTTCTTTCCTTACCGATATTTCACGCTCTACTTTGGCTTTAATAATATTAGTTGGTAGGTCTTTTAAAAAATTAATTTTTTTATCTAAACCTAATTCTTTTGCTTGTCTTAATAAGTTTTCTTTATCTGAACCTAATGAGGTTTTCTTTTTGGGTGGCATTGTGCTTCCGGGTACGTGTGCGGCAGCGCCTTGTGATAGTGTGGGCCCTGTTGGTACACTTTCTCTAGATAATTTAATTGAATTTAGTTGAACT